TATACTTTTCACCATCATATTCTTCACCAGGCCACATACAATATGATTTTGGTAAACAACCAACTCTAATTTTTTTTATATTTTTTAGAAATAAACCAACTAGAATTTCATGATCGAATATTGGAACATTTTGTTTTTTTATCTGTTCCACACCTTGAACCCAATCGTGAATAAATTCAATACCAGCTGCTGTATTATTTACAAAAATTGGTGATGCTTTTGGTAAAGACATCGATGGATCATCTTTAGTTGGTATTTTTGGGAACGCAAATGCAATATCGCAGTTCGGTGCTAATTCATCAAATACATTTAAAGTTTTATGAATTATTGTATCAATATCCATCCATACAAAAGGAATATTAATTTCCTTCATCATTTCATATATGAATCTTGGTTTCGATAAACAATTTGCTCTATAGTCCCCTCTAGATTGTAATTCTCTTACAATAAAAGGTATCTCAAGATCACGACAATTTTTAATGAATCGTTTTGCATGATCGCTGTAATATGTTCTACCATCGATATCAGCAAAAAAACTTACTAGTGGAGTTTTCATAGTTGTTTAATCAGATCGTATAGAATATCATCTGATCCTTGCATTTTTTGAACTTTATCAAAATTTTCTTTTATTGCATCTAGTTTACTATAATAGTAATCTGGTGTCAATAAATTTAAATCTATTTCATCTTTAATAATAATCATCCCATCTTTATTGAAATAATTATCAATATCAGGAGCACCCCAATAAATTGGTATTGTTCCTGTAGCAAAACAATCGGTTAATTTTTCTGTGAAATAAGTCTCATAACTGTCGTTTTCAATGACAATTTGAAACATATAGTTATTTAATAACTCATGTTTACTATTCCATGGAGCTATATTATTTCCAATTTTATTAGAATTTGCTGCGCCACCAAAGATATCAATCTTATCTTTTAGATTTTCTGCTATTTGATGTCGCAAAGCATGGCCGGGTGTTACTTTTTTACTAGATGCAAACATAGAGCAGATCTTTGTTTTTGAAAAGATCTTATGTTCTTTTACCCAAGGTAAGTTACTGCCAGCAAATGAGAAATGAAATTTCGAACTCTTTTTACAATATTCCCTATCTGCAAAATAAATTGCATCATAACTTTCTTCAAGTTGTGGTATAAGTTGATCAAGCACATTGCGAGGTATTGACCATGCATGAAAAATAGCCCTTGATTCGCAGATCCATGCGATTTTCTTTTCACCTGTTTTTTTCCTATAATTTATTCCGTGTGGAATAGCAGAATCAATAAAAACTTTAATCGGACTATCTTCATTAGTCCATTCAAACTTTTTTGGTTTTAAATCAGAATTAGATGAGTATTGTAGTAAGAAGGGAGAACCTATTGCTTGCATATAATCCATAATATAAATCCTTTGTTGTATTTAGGTCACTTTCCTATATGATACTTGGGGATTAGTTGCCATTCTTGTTTATCTTTATGTGGAATGATCTTAAGTCTGGCTAGTGAAATCTGTGGTTCTTTGTACTCTTCTGGATCAACGGCTTCTATAAGATTCCATTCAACTAAAAGTCTTACAATTGTATTTCTACGAGCCACATCATCATCTGATATGTCACTTTCTAGACCATCTAGTAAAAACATCTCTTTAAAATGCATGATGGTATATCGTCCGCGTTTATGTAAAATATGACAAGATTGGAATAATTTCTTCTCTTTTTTAGAAGAAACTCCAATTCTTGTCAATGTTTCTTTTACCTTAAGAAAATCTTCTTTATTCTTTAAATTAATCTCTACACCAAGCCCATCAAAAATATCATCATCTTCCGTCATTTTTTACTCCATAAAATATAAATTATTTATATTTTTAGGACTTTCCACCCTTATTTAATGACTCCTTTATAGCTTCTATTTGGCTATCTGACAGGATCTTGGCTGCTTCCATGGCTCTGGCTCTGGAATAGTCATAAAACTCCATAATAGGCTCTATAGAGGCTTTATCGTCTTTATGCCATTTCGCATATCGATTGGCCTTTGGTAAAGCCTCTAGGTAATACTCATACTGTAATTTTTTGTCTAAATTTGGCTTTAGATTCATAAAATTAGCATGAAAGATAGCATCCTTATGGTAAGATAGAGATTTATTTACTACAAAAGGAATATATCCTCTCTCTGCTTGTTCATTTAAACCAATGATATTCTTCTTGGTTTTATTAATAGAATTTAGGTATTCTCCAAGATCCATTAGTTAAACTCACAACTCATCATCAATTCGACCAAACAAGCAACCATATTAATCTCTTGATCGGCAACAAATGCTGCTTTATATTGGTATTCACCAAGGACAATAATAGCCTGTGGAATGGATTGTTTTGTCAAGACTTCCGATAGATTATCATAAATCTTTCGGAAAATATCAGAATGGGATAAATACACATTTGCAGCTACCCATTTACGAACAGAAGAAAAATCCTTCTTTTTCATAGACTCAATCAGATTTTTCACCTCAAGATCTGTGATATTAATCAAAATTCCATGATCAATAATACCAGATACAGAATAACGCTGAAGTTCATTCAGGATTCTACGAAAATCTGGGAAATGTTTATTGATCAGTTTGGCCAGTGTTTGTGATTCATACTTAATCTTTTCAGTCTTTAGAATCTGTTCACAACGTGTATAAAGTTGGGTGCAGATTTGCTTCTTTTCTTCTTGAGAGACTGTAAAATCAATACAGGTGCATCTTGAGTGAATTGGTTCAATAATCCTAGACTTGTAATTGCATGTAATAATAAAACGACAATTATTAGCAAATTCCTCAATAGCACCACGAAGTGCTGGTTGAATACTATTAGCATTTGAATAATCAAACTCGTCTAGAATAACCACCTTCTTGACACCACTTGAAAATGAGACTGTACTTGCAAACTGCCGAATCTTTGTACGAAGAGTATCAATATTACCCTCCTCTGAGCAGTTGATGATTATCCAATCACAGCCCATCTCATTACAGAGGGCTTTCGCTACTGTTGTTTTACCAGTTCCGGCTGTACCGAATAGCAATAGATTCTGTGGTTCTCCTTTAGCAACCATGTCCTTGAAGGTTTGCTTCAAGGACACTGGGAGAATACATTCATCAATAGTTTTAGGACGATATTTCTCTACAAAGAGAAAGTGTTCTGGGTTTGTATTCATAATATTTATTTGCAGTAAGAATCTGGTTGCATTGCAAACCAGTAAGTTAGTTGAATATTTTCATTCTCAAAACGACCCGCAAGTTGCTTTGCGAAAGAAATCTTGTAATTACCAGGAAGTAGTTTAATATTATCCATCTTGAAATGGAATGCAAAATCCTTACCCTCATCATTATCAGCAAGTCTAATCTTACAACTATTGCTTGACGGATCTGAACGATCTGATACCTCAACAAACATACCATCGTCATTACCAATAAAGGAAATGTCAGGAAGTTGCATGATAGAACTTGCACGACTAAGTTCAGAGAACATTTCCTGTGTAATATCAACCTCTACTGCAATCTCTGGCATATTTACACTCTTTGTTGGTACAGTCAATAGTCGTGGTTCTGAGTAACCATAATTTACTACAGAATTATTATTACCAGAAATAGTAACAGACTTTTCACCAAATTCAAATGTTGGATTGGTAAATAGACTCACAACACCGAGAAACTTATTCAAATCCCAAATACCAAACTGGATATCGAATGTTTCTTCTACAACCGCTTCAGCCATACCATTCATCGAAGGCGTGATTGTCTTGATTGTATTTCCTGGGGATACCAGGATATTCGAATTGAGTGATGCAAAGTTCTTCAAGATCGCAAGTGTAGTCTTGCTCAACGTAATTTGTGTTGCTGTATTCATAATATTCTTTCATTTAAATTCTTCAAAATTATCCATATCATCTAAGTCATCATAATCATCAAAAGTATTTGGATTACCAATATAATTTCGAAGATCTTGCTTGAGGCGATGCTTTTTGCCGTTCTTTTCTTTATTGTGAACGCCACGATCCGAACGCGGCTTTGGCTGTTGATTTTTATTGTTATTCTTTTCCATTAAAATTCTACCCAATGAAAACCATTTTTATCTTCTATGTAAGTATACATCTTACCAGTTAACCTGTCAACCCATCTATCACCAACATTTGCGTTTAGTGGAATACTATCTGAATAATGATAATCTTCTATATCACCAGATAATTCTTTCCATCCAGAATTTTTCTTTATTGGTAATGATTTTTTGTTTCTTTCAATGGCTACGTATTGTTTTCCATCATAAAGTACAACATCACCAACATTATATGTTACTTCATATCCACGGGAATCATATTCTTTAAAATTTCCTCTATAATTAAGTTGTTCTGGATTGCTCATAACAATATTTATGATATGATCATTTTACTGAAATTATTCTTCTTTTCAAATGTTATTGTATTTGTGAATTTATCTACGATCTGATCTGCTTTATGACTGATAACAAAAACATTTGTTTTAGTCCCCAAAGCATTGAGCAATCTCAGTACTTCATCAGTACCAACTGAATCTAACGATGAATCAAAAATTTCATCAAGAATCAATAAATTACAATTAACGCTATTTTTCATTTTAGCAATTTCTCTCCACGCCAAAAGCAATGCGAGATCAATACGCATCTTTTCACCCTCACTGAAATTCATATAACTGAATTCATCTCTGTGACGGCTTTTGATTACCTCATTGAATTCTTCATCTATATTAAACTGCACAAAGAAATCCATGGCCCGTAAATATTTATTGATGTATTTATTCATAGATGGTAAATAATGTTTAATTATTTTAATCTTAACACCATTGTCCTTAAGAATATCACCAGCTAGTTTAAGATAAGTTAAATCTTCTTTAAGAACTTCTGATTCTTTGATTAATTTAATAAGTTCAGATTTTTCCATCTTCAAAACAGTCTTTTCTCTAACTAAATCCATTTCTATCTTATTTGATTCTACTAGTTGTTTTGTTTTGTAGGCAATTAATGATTTTATTTCTCGTATAGATGAATTCAGATCTTTAATATCAGAATCTATTTTAACTATTTTTAGTTTATTCTTTTGTTCTATAGAAATAATTTTCTCATTAAAATCATTTGTTTCTGTTAATGAATTTATTTCTTTCTCTAAAGAAGTAATATTTTGTGTTAGTGCCTCTATATTTTCTTTCTTTAAACCATCAGTTAAATGTGTTTTACATTTAGGACAGTTTTCTGTCTTTTCATAAAACTTTACTTCTTTTTCAAGATCTGAAATTTTAAATGCATATTGTGATATTGTTGTCTCATTCTTTTTAAATATTTTCAAAACATCATCAATCTTATCATTTAATTCTACAAGATTTTTTTCTTGTTGTAATTTTTGTATTTCTTCCAGATAATTATTTTCTTCTACAGAGTGTTGATCTATTTCTTCTTGAATTTTTTTGATATCATTATTCAAACGTAAAGTTAAATTATCCACAATTTTTTGTTGATATTCGACTTTTTGTTTTTGTAATTCTATTTTATTTACAATATCTGTAATATTTTCTTTTGCAATTGTTACCTTTGTTTTAAGAATAACATTCATAGTTGTAAAAATATTAATATCAAGAATATTTTCAATAACGGCTCTACGATCAGAAGCAGTTAATTGCATGAATGGAACAAATGCAGAACTACCAAGAATTACTACTTGAGTAAATGTCTTATAATTCATTTTAAGAATTTGTTCTTCTAATACATCCTGATAATCAAGATTTTTAGAATCTTGATTTATCAGTTTTCCATTTCTATGAATTTCAAAAATCTTAGGTGATAATCCGCGAACAATTTTATAGTCATCTTTTTCTATAGAAAACTCAAGTTCAACCAAACAATTTTTCTTGTTTATGGAATTACTTACTTGAGTTAGATTTATCTTTCTAAATGGTTTGCCGAACAATGCAAATGTAATTGTATCAAGTAATGCAAAAGATTTACCACTTCCATTTGTACCACAGACTAGAGTGGTTGAATTTTTATTTAACTCAATTTCTGACCATGTATTCCCAAACGATCCGAAATTCTTAAACTTTATCTTTTTGAATATTATCATTTAAAAGAACACCCTCTGTTACCATAGATCTAAAAACTGGTTTATCTTCCTCAAATAAAAGTTCATCTGCTGTTTTTTTATTATCAGTCACTACTCAGACTCTCCATATAAAGATCTTTAATAATAAGCTTTAATTTATTTTTATCTTCTATTTGTTCCATTCCATCAATTTCTTTTGAAATTATTGTAATGGTATCTTCACCAACATCTACTTCAGCATCATCCATCTTTGACGATATACTAGTATCTTCAATGATTTGAATACCATATACACCAACAGAATTTAAAGAATCAACCATAACATCTAATAGTTTAGAGTTTTTCTTATTGACTACTACTATCTTGATATATGCGTCTTTATACTTATCATATTTTGCTTTTGTTAATGCTTTTACGAATGCTTCGTTCGTATCGTCATATCTTAGCGTATAGAAAAGATTCTTTTTATTTTCTATAAATGTTGTTTCTCTTGTTTCTGTATCGAATATATGAAAACCTTTTTTACTACCGACATCCGCAAAAGATAATTGATATTGTGTACCTAAGTAATGAATATTTTTATGTGTTTGTTTTAGATGGAAATGTCCAGAGAATACTTTATCATAATTATTAAAGATAAAACTTTCTACCCCACCCTCATGCCGAATTCCAGCTATGACTTCAAACCCATTAATCTCAAAATGCCCACATAAAATAGAACAAGAATTATTTTGAATAAATTCTACAGACTCATCAAAATTTTCAGGTGAAATCCAAGGAACAATTCCTATACACATGTCACCAAATTTAATATCTGTTGGTTGTTCATATAGCATGACATTCTTGTATCCATATGAGAACAATTCTTTTATAGAATTTACGTGATTAGAATTCTTATAAAATACATCATGATTACCCAATGTAATATGAAGGGTAATTCCATATTCATCGAATTTATTCATAAAACGAGTTCTCACTTGACCAAGAGTATTAAAATTAACATACTTTCTACGATCTAGTAAGTCACCCATATGAATAACATTCTGAATATTATTTTCTTGTAGGTATGGGAAAAATATATTCTCAAAATAATCTAAAGAATAATTTAGAAAAATAGGAGAATCATTGCGGACCCCAAAAGTGGGTGTCTGAGATGAATGCAATCTTCATGACAGAGTATCTTCCTTTCTCATAAACATATATCTCATAAACATATAACCTTTATAGTGAGAATTTTCATGATTTCTTTTTTGGTTTCTTTCCACGCTTCTTTTTTGCTTTTTCTTTAATTTCCATTTTCTCTATATCATTTTCCGATAAAAAGAATGTACTTTGAAGAAATTCAGAAAATGTTGATGACCCCTGATTGTTTCTTAACCAATCCACAAATTTACCATCAACATCATTCATCTGAAGACATTTATATTTAATATAAGACTGCTTTTTCTCGCGCTCTATTCGACGTA